AACTCGGATTTATTTAATTATTGGCCACCAAATTCAAACTAACTAAAAAGAACCGTCACGAATGACAGTTCTAACTAGACCAATTTAATTGGCGATGATTCATATCTGCGTATCAACACTACTTGACGTAGAACCAAAATTATTTAAAAAGCAAAAACACCTGCAACCCTTGATACACAAGAGTTACAGGTGTTAACGTTAGCTTAGCTGATACTTCGCATTCCTGCTTAAATATGCCTCCGGTGGGCAAATCTCTTCCTATTATAATAGGGCTTAAATGGCTTTTGTGTGATTTATGTGTGACTGTAAAAAATGACTACTGCATCTCGCAAAAGTCACTTTTTTTATTCAAATTTCCCAAAAGGTTGGTTAGTCTTAGCATCACGAACAGCCATGTAACCATAACCGTTTTCTCGTGGTTGACGAATCCATACATATCCAGCGTGGCGACTAAAAGCATCATACTTAATAGTAGATCCTGCTGGCAAAGTAGCAATAATATTAGATGTTGTTCTAGCACCGTAGCGTAAGTTAACAGCTACATCAAGGGTGAATTTTCCATCTTCCTTAAACCATGTATCACCTAGATCATCCACAAATGATACTTCTTTTTCATCCTTATGTACTTCAGCTGGTTGTACTGGGGATGGTTCTGGAATAGAAATATCATTATTAGGGTTAGCCATCTTTAGCCAACCTTCTTTAGTTGTATTAACCATGTTTCGGTCCATATCTGAACCAGTAAATTGATGGACAGTAAAGACTTCCCAAGGTGCAATATTGAATCCAGCTCCTTGATAATTCCAGTTAAGGGGTTGAGAATACTTGTAGTAAGCAACCCATAAAGGACAATCATTTACACAATTTGCAACCTGTTGAATTTCAGACTGAGATACATAAACCATGCACCACACGCCCGTTAACTCATGAACACGGTTAACAAATTGACGTACATAATTGTAATTACCCCAACTAGAGTTTTGATATCCTTCCCAGTCAACTGCTAGGACTGCTTCACCCACATAGTTTTTAATATTATTAATGAAGTAATCAGCTTCTGCAATTGGATTACCACCAGCACAATAGTGGTATAAGCCTAGTAACTTTCCTGCTGCTTTTGCATTAGCATAATCAATATTACATGCTGGATTAACATACCCAGTTCCTTGCGTGGCTTTAACCATTGTAATATCGGTTTCTGGCAATGTCGCAAAGCTACGAGGACTTCCAGAGAATACATCGACCATTTTTAACATTACTTTTTACCTCCTTTGTATTTACCAAGAAAGTTGTACTTAGATGGATCATAATCTTCTTGATCCTTTGCTAACTTTGCTTCAAAGAAATCCATGATTGGTTTAGGCAACCACCAACCCATCTCTGTCCAATTTTCAATAATTGAAATCAAATACTGATAAATCCAAGCAATTAGAAAAGTGGTAGCCATTGCACTTGCTCCAATCGTGAATAGATATGGATATGCAATTACTACCACTAAATAAATTATTGTGTGTTTGATTAATCCTGGAATTCCCACAGAGCTATTAGTTTTTCGTACTGTTTTCTTTGCGTAATATGGCTTTACCATACCGGTAATTAAATCCACAATCATAACAATGGTGAATGCCCACATCAACTTATCATCAATTAGCGTTTGCATTTGATGAAGCATAAATAAATGATATGGCACAACTATCCCCTCATTTCTTATGCTTTGTCAGTAGTCGTTTCTTCGATTTCACTGAATGCTTCATCTTCTTGACTGCGGATGTATGTCCGAAATTCATCTGAGTCCGCTCGTACCTGTTTTAAGTTTTTACGGTAAAGTTCTTGATTATAAATGTAAGTATTAGTTGTGGTTTGTGCATTCAAATCTGTTGCAATCTGAGCATTAAAACGAGCAACTTCAGTTCCATTAATTGTCGAGTGTCCTACTAATGTGATGTTCTTTTCTTTGGTTAAAGCCATAATTATTTACCACCTTTCTTATTCTTTAAAGATTCATTTTCTTGCTTTAATTGCTGATTTTGTTGTTGAAGCGTTTCAACCTGTGTTTCTAAAATCGAATTGTTATATTCTTGCAAAGCTAATTTATTAAGTAGCTTCTGTGCTACTTGATTCATATCAGTATTATTGTTCATTTAATTTTTCCTCCAATTGTTGAACTTTCTTTTTTAATTTTCTAATTACAGGGATAAGCGCTGGAGCTATTCGTTCATATTGAATACCTTCTATTTCGTGAGTTTGTGGGTTACGGCTGACGAAGAGATCTAAGCCTGCATCAGCTAAATCTTCGGCAATCATTCCAAAATACTTATTTGGCTTGATACTACGTTTACCCGCTTGATAACGCTTCTTTTGTCCTTTGTCGATCCAAGTTGCTGTCGGCAACTCTAATAAACGATCACCATAATCTGTTGAGTAATCACGATGAATTTCAGTTTTATACTTCGATGCGGAAGTAGAACGGACTAATGCACCATCAGAAGCAACGACAAGGTTTGGAGCACCACCAGTAGTATGCCGCCAAGCTGTCGGAACATGAAGATATTCTCCGTCAATTACAATTCGATTTCCCCACCAATTATTATTGGGTCCATCTACGCCCACAGAAATAAATGGAGACCCGGTTGCAAAAACCCCTCCATCGTTAGGGTCCATAATATTTTGCTTTATGCTCATTTGGTTACCACCTTTAATGAACACACCTCGTTCTGCACCGCCTAAGATTGTCGGCATCCAACTGTTAGTTCCCTTTCCTGTAAATAAACCAGAAAAAGTAGCTGTCCCCATTGGATTAGATGTAAAACCTGTTGCTCCTTGTGCATTGGCTTCATTAGCAACAATTACACTATCACGGCCAATTAAACTAGCACCGGCCCAAGCATCACCAGCGCCTCCACCGTTATAAAGCCGGAAATACCAATTACCATTAGTATCATAAAGATTAGGCTGAGTTAATTGAAGTTCCCCATCTTTTAATAAGGCACGGGTATTGTAATTAGCAGTAGAAATATAGTTTTGATCAAGATTAATATCCACTGTATTACTAAAATTATGAATACGACCGTGCTGGAACTCAACATTTCCAGTATTCAAGTCAATTTTCAGATTTTGTCCATTAATTGCTCCGGTGGTGATATTATTCGCATTTAAGTTAATAATGTTTACGTTGGCGGCGTTCAATGTTCCAGCAGTTATCTTATCTGCATTAAGTGAAGTAATAGCTGCACTTGGGATAAATGCATTACCACTAAAAATAGTTGAACTGGCGTCCATGTAGATCTTGTTATTTTGAATAAGAGTCGTTCCAGCAGACATGTTGATTTGAGCAAGAATTTGATTTTTTGCTACTTGATCTTCTGGCGCCGGTGACCAAGCGGTTGCTTTGTCTCCTTCTTCTACCTTAATATCAGCTAGATATAGAGTCGACATTCCACTGTTTAATATTCCGTTACTATCAAACCGAATATATCCTTCATCTGAATTACCAGTATTAAATTGAACCTTCACATACGTAGACTGACTTGCTGATAATTTTGAGCCAGCAATTATCGGTACTACCACATCGTAGTCGTTACTGGAATTGTATTTTCTGCCTAAGAAATAAACCGTGTAGCTTTTTAGATTTACGTCATGAAAACCATTAAAGCTTAAAGTATAGGTTGTACTTGGTTTTACATTGAAACGACTAGATTTTGCTACGGCAGTAGCATTTACGTCATAATTAGTTATCTCTAATAGGTTCTCTTGATTATTCTTCCAGAAGCCGTGTTTCCCCAGGCCTAATTGTCCTCGTTGACCACCCCATGAATCTAAAGTCCAGTAGTTTGTATTCTGGAAATTGCCAGAATTGCGAATTAAATTGGTACCACCAATCTGAAGATTATTCAAAGAAACATTAAAGTTATTTGCTTGCAAGGTTAATTGCCCCTGAAGTCCCTTAACCTTATCATCAATTTCATTGCGAGTAGTTTGGTTTGTTTGAGTAATTTGATTTTTTAAATCACCATAATTACCTGAAATAGTTGATTTTAAACCATCGATAGTGACGTTTAATGCTGCAAAAGCCTTATCATCATCTTCAGGAGCCGGCGACCAATCAGTCGCTATTGTCCCCTCTTCAAGTTTAAGTTCATTAAAGAAAAAGACGGCATTGTTACCGTCATTGGATCCGTTATTATCTAGGCGAATATAAGCTTCATCATACCCATCAGGTGCTGTAAAAGTTCTTGTTACTTTCTGACAATTGCCATTTGATAGTCGTTCTCCAGTAACAATCTGATATGTCGAATCATAACTCCCGTTCTCGCCGGAATGACGGAGCAATAGCCATACATCATAATTTGACATATTCCAAGACTGGAAGCCCCAAAAGCTAAAAGTATATTTTTGACCAGGCTTTATTTTGAACCAGTTACTTCCGCTAGTTAATTCGTTTTTACTATTTGTTTGCAGTACAAACATTTTCTTGGTGCCATTATAGTAAAAAGAATGTGCTTGAAGCGTGGTGTTCTCCCAAGGAACAGCACGGTCTATACTTGCATTACTGTTTTGAATTAAGTTTCGACCACCAACTCGAATACCAGCAATTTTTGCATCTAAGCCGTTTGCGGTTGTCGTTATTTGGTTTTGAACACCAGTAATTTTATTAGTTAACTCAGTGCGGACAGCAGATGAGCTTTGGCTAATCTGTGTCAGTAAGTCACCATAGTTACTTCCTACCGTCGAACGTAAGCCGTCCAAAGATTGCGATAATTCCGTAAATTTAATTTGTGTTGCAAAGTCAGCTGGTGCTGGAGACCATGGAGTAGAAACTCTCCCCTTTTCTAACTTTACTTCTTCCAATTCAATCTTCGTACCAGGATTTGCACGAATATAGAGTATACCTTTGCTAGTTGATGTACTGGTGTGGATAATAAATGAATTTTTGTTTCTGTCATCAGTGTTCGCTATTAAACGATTACTATCACGATATGGAACTACATTGTTACCCGATGAATCCTTTTCGACTAAACAAGTGTACGCACTGTAATCCTTATTATTTAATTCAACAAATAATAAATGAAAAGATAGCCGATAATCAGTATCCGGTTCTAAATCAATTGTTTGTGTTATCTCTCGGTAAGTATCAGTTGCGCGGGCATCGATAACAATACTACCGGTCTGATTGCGTCCGCCCTTAGCATTAATAGAAACATTATCCGAAACTGCCCAGCGCGATCTCAACTGATCAACACTGATGTTGTGGAAACCAGATAATCCAACTAAGTTGATTCCACCACCATTATTAGCATCAATCATTGGTTGAGTTGTCTGTTGAACTTTTTGTAAAAAGCCGTCAGCAGTTTGTAAGAATCCTGAATTAGTCAGAATATTATTTAGCCCTTGCCAATTACCCTCACTCTTGATCGCATTGACTGCATTGCTTTTTGCTTCTTCCTTAGCTGAATTGGTTTTATTGTCCGCTTCTACTTTTGTATAGTAAGAACTAAATTGTTGACTGTTAGCTGTAATTCGGGCGGATAATTGTGAAGCTATATCGTCAACACGTTGTTTTTCATCTTCTGGTGCAGCATTCCATGCCGTTGATTTGTTTCCTTCTTCTAATTGAATTTCACCAAAACATAATACAGAGTTTTTACCATCGTTTGATCCGTTATTATCAAATCGAATATAAGCTTCATCATTATCCCCAGAGTTAAATACAATATCTTTTACATACTGTAGTGATCCGTTAGAAAGTCTTTGACCTGAAACAATCGGCTTAGAATAAGAGAATTGTGAAGTTTCTCCATTCTTTCTCGCCAAGAACCATACATCATACGATGACACATTCCACGACATAAACCCTTTGAAGCTAAAAACATAATCTGTATTTCGCTTTACTGGAAATCGTGCTGAGTCACATACCTTTTCATCAGTGCTTGAATTATTTATTACAAATAAATTTTTCTTGCCTTGGTAATAAAAAATATGAGTAGTAATCTCAGCCGTTGATTCCCAATAGTCAGTGTTTGTTGGAAAAGCGGAATTTCTGATAAGGTTTCGATTCCCAACTATCATGTTATTCAATTTTCCGGTTACAGCATTTAAATCAACCCGTAACCCATTAGCCGTCGCCTGCACGTCTACAGTTTTAGCGTAACCGTTTAAATCGCTAGCAGTTAACCGAGCATTCAAAGCTTGATTAGTTAGATTAACAAAATTCGTGTAGGTAGTATTATCGACTTTACCAGCCAACATTGTTTGTAGATTCTGTGCATCAAGCTTTAACTGTGCGATATCACCGTTAGCAGTACCAATAGTGGTTTGCAGACCTTTTACGTCAACTTTGGTGGAACTAACATCCCCTGCTAAATTGGCGTAATTGATGTTTAACCCTTTAACCGTGTTAGTTACATCAGCAATATCTTTGCCTTGCTCTTGTGCCTGCTTAGTTAGATCAGCAATTGAATTTTGAGCAGAGATATACTTTTGCAGTGCATCAGACGCATCAGCCATTACCTTATTTAAATTAGGAACAACATTGTTATCATATTGACCTTGCAGATTAGTTACCGAATCGTTTAGCTTTTGTAAGCTTTCATCGGCAACTTTTTTATTATCTTCAATCGATTTGTTGAGATTCTCAATGTCTGCATCAGCTTTTTGTTTATTGCTGATGATATCTGCTTTGGCTTGGTTGAGTCCTTGTTGGGCTTCCTTGACTTGGTTCTCCACTACATGTAAATCACGGGTAGATTGGATAAATACCCAACCACCATTGTGATATTGATACATATCAGTTTCACCATTGCCTAAGTCTTTATACCATATATCACCTTCGACTGATGCTAATGGCTGAACACTAGAATAATAATTATTGTTTTTTCCATTAGCAGCAATAGCAGCATGACCGGCAGTCTCTCTGGCCTCGTTAGCAATTTCATCAACTTTAATCAGCGAGCTAGTAATATTATGACTGCTAAAATCATCTCCTAGTTCAATCTGGTTATCATTTTCATTGAGTAAGTTATGCTTGACCTTGTAGACCCGTGTGAAATACTCAATTTTTAAGTCATGACGAATAATTGCAACCGTATCACCAAGCCCCAATTGACCCACATCAGTGACATCAGCTTTGAAACTTACTTTGGGACGCTTTAATGATTGCAAGGCCCGCCAAGTAGCATTGATTAACTCAACTGGATCTTCAATGTCTTCAAACACAGTTAAGCCAATCCGAGGATTACCATCACTAAAGCCATAAAGCGCCGTTGCTTCTGGATCAACCAAATACTCCTGGCCTGCTGGCTTGTCGACCGGATGACCATCCTTTTTAGTCCAAACTACATCGGCAAAAGTAATTCGCCGTCCATAGCCATCAGGAGTATCATCGTGACCTTCTGAAACTAACTCACCTTTACCGCGACCAACCAGCGCCGTGATTAATTCTTGGCTATCCTGTTCTTGTTGTACTGTCAACAAGTTAGAGCCATACTCAAAGCGTTTACCCGTTCGCTGTCCTTGTTCTGTATAGACATTGACCTGGCGACGAGTAATTTTATTGCTCTTAGGATCAATCGTAACCTCAAAAGTTAGTTCAATATTAAAAAGCCCCACAATTTTCTGTAGAGCTTCAAGATAAGTAATATAGTAAAAATTTGTTGATTGGTGGCTAGTCTCTGGAACATTGCCTAGTGTCCAACGTGTTGGTTCAAGAACCATCTTTAGCATTTCTTCGGCAGTTCGGTCATTCGGGCGAATATCTTTAATATAACCATATTGTTTTAATTCATCGTACGCTTCTTCTATCCCTTGGTACTCAATCCGGTCGTTCTGCACTCGTTCACTAAGAAGCTTAAACAATAAATATTTTTGCTTACTTCGTGGTGCTGGAATTGCAACATAGTAAATGTTATCCGCAATACGATCTTTTAAGGGCATGGAGAAATTGATCTGATTAGCTGCATTAATTTCTTCCGTCATTTCAGCTTCAATGAAATCATTATCCTTGAGCCAACGTCTGACACGTTGCTTTTTATCTAATAGATACATTCTCATAATTTCTTCACCCTATACCTAATTTCATATTTTCCGTTTGTCGAAAAACGAATCGTATCACCGTCCTTGATATAGAAATCGCCAAGGTTACTATCCAAAGTGACATTCATTAGTGCCGAAACTTCATTAATAACAACATCAAGCGCGTTAAAATCAATCACTACCTTGGCATTAGCAGTAATTCCTTGATTAATCTCAATCTTCTTATCATCGTTTGAAACAGTCAAAGAACCGATGTCAGCACTAGGATTAAAAATAATCGTTTCTGGAGTTTGACCATAATTTATTCCTGTATTTGGAAATTGGAAACTATTACCGGTTCCCGAAGCAATTTGGTCATTACTATAAGCAAACGGATCACTACATTCGATTGTTATCGTCCCAACATCGTTTAAAATATCATTTTCCATTTTAATTTCAGTCACTGTCCCGGTGTAAACAGCTTCTGGATAATCAGCAAAATATAACCGTTGATGTGGTTTCGATAAAATGATATTTAGCTGCTCCATCTGTCTGTTATACTCAACGATGGATTCAGTCTTAATCAAAAACTTAACTTCGATAACTCGTCGTTCTAGCTTTGATGATAAATACATATTCCCATCGCCAGTTAAATCTACATCATTAATCTTCCGGGAAAATGTATGTCGACCACTCACGACTAAAGTGGTATAGCCAGTAATTTCATCATCTAACCAGTGACCACCGTAATTAATTGCTTCCACCGGGCGAGTGGGACTATTAATTGATGGATTAATATCCAGGTTAGTAAAACCATACATAACCATTACCTCCTAAAATCTATACTTATTTAATGAAGTTTGCGCACCTTGTTCACGGCTAATATCATCAACAAATGCCCGATACTCTGTTCCGCCCAGTGAAAGATTAATATAAGCTGGTTGTTGATTTATATTAAGTTGGTGATCAATGACTCCACCAATGTTATTACTGATATTGCCATGACTAAGCACACCGTTAATTGAACTACTAATATCAACAGATGGCATTGCGTGAGCAGCAAGATTATTAGCTGCCTTATCAATCAAATTGGTGTTATCGTTCATACCTTTGGCGAATCCAGCTACAACATAATATCCAACTTGGTCTCGCATAACACGCGATGGTGAATGGATTCCTAAAGCAGATTTAGCAGCGTTCATCGCAGAACGAGCCATATTTGCAGCCGCACTTGCAGCAGCGCCAATAGCCCCGCGAATACCATTGACAAATCCCATAACGAAATTCCGCCCAGCAGAAACCATTGAACTAGCAGCAGAACGAACAACGTTGACAGCGGCATGAATACCACTGGACGTTACTGACTGAGCTGCATTCCAGCCTGAACTGAATACAGACCGAACAGCATTCATCATGCTAGATACAACGGAACGAATAGTGCTCATTGAGCTAGATACAACCGATTTAATACCACTCCAAACAGAGCTAGTAACTGACTTAATACCGTTCCAGACAGAGGTCATCACGGAACGAATTCCGTTCATGACACTGGTAATCACAGAACGAATACCGTTAATAGTCGTTGTTACAACCGTCTTGATACCGTTCCAGACGGTCTCAGTAACCCCTCTGATGGCATTCCAAGCTCCTGACCAATCGCCCTGAATAGCAGCTGTAACAGCCTGGATTACTCCGGCTATAGCATTGATCGTAGTAGAAACAATTGTAGAAATAACTGTCCAAACAGTTTGAACCACCGTTTTAATGACGTTCCAGATAGTTGTCCAAACAGTCTGAATAACTTGCATCCCTGTTTGGATAACTGTGGACAATACCTGAATAGCAGTTTGTACAACGGTCTGAATATTAGTCCAGACTCCTTGGATAACCGTTATCAATCCTTGCCATGCTGTCTGGGCAACTGTTATGATTCCTTGCCAAAGAGTACTAAAAAATTCACCAATTGGTTGCCAGATTGCTTTAATAGCTTCCACGATTGGGGTAAAGATTGTTACCATTGTTTGCCAAATACCTTGAGCACCGGTAACAATCCCCTGCCATAACGTGCTAAAGAAGCCAGCTAAAGCACTCCAAAGATTTTTGATTGACTCAATAATTGGTGTCATACCCTGAATGAAGCTATTCCAAACACCCTGAGCAGTAGAAGTGATCCCCTGCCACAATTGGTTAAAGAAGTCCTTAATGCCGCTCCATGCCGTCTTAATGATGTTAATTGGTTTTTGAAAGGCTTGAGTAATGGCATTCCAGACCGTTTGAGCCACTGATACTAAGCCTTGCCAGGCTGTTTTAAGAAAGTTAACAAAGTTACTCCATAACTGTTGTCCCATCTTTGTCTTAGTAAAAAAGAGAACCAAAGCAGTTACAACAGCAGCAATTGCAGCTGCTATTAAAACATACGGATTCGCACTCGCAGCGGCATTAAACGCCCATTGTGCAGCTGCTGCTATTTTCATACCAGCAGATAATGCAACTGCTGCAGTCTTCGCAATTAAAGACTCCTTACCTAAGGATTTCAAAGCCGTAACTGCAGATGACATGTTAGATGCCGTCTTAATAGCAATAAAGGTCTTCCCTAAATTCCCAATCGTACCAATTACACTACCACCAAGACCAATTATCTTGCCAAGATTAGTAGTAAATGCTCCAACTGCTGTTACTGCTGGGCCAATTACTGGAGATAATCCAATGAAACTCTTGATCACTTGTGCAGTACTACTATTGGAAGTCGTTGCCCATTCAAGTGTTTGGTTAATCATGTCTAATAAAGCACTATTGACTCCACCCTTAGCGGCCATTGCCTTATTCCGTAGGGCTTCCCAGTTACCGCCGACTTGCTCAATCTTAGAACCAATATTCTGTTGCATATCGGCCGCCTGGTCGGACAAGAACTTAGTAGCCTTGGCGGTCGAACTAGCGGCCTTGTCCTGCTCAGCGGCATAAGCGGACCAACTATTCTTGGCATCGCCGGTCTTGTTATTAATCGCATCCAACAACGGTGCGATGGCCTTCATACCAGATGCTCCAAACATGGCTTTCAGGGCGGCAGTCTTCTGAGCTTCACCCATTCCGTTAGTCTTATCGGCAATCTCTTGCAGAATCTGCGGGAATGGCTTCATCTTTCCAGCGCTGTCAACAAATGTTAATCCTAAAGCATCCATTTGTTTCTTTGCAATTGATGATGGAGCTAACATTTGAGTAATAGCATGGTTCAGATCATCAGAAGCCTGTGCCGCAGAGAACCCACGATTGGTAAGCAATCCAATAGCTTCAGCAGTGGTCCCCATATCCATACCAGCCATCTTAGCAGTAGAACCAATGGTGGCCAGAGCTTGCTGCATATCTTCAATGGAGGCGTTAGAAGCGTTAGCTGTCTGGACCAGAATAGCCGCCGCTTGTTGTGGCGATTTCAAGCTGTCAGACCAGATGTTCATTGCTTGCTGGACAACTCCAGCCGTTGTCTGTAAGTCAGAACCAGCGGCCGTTGAAGCTTCGGCAATTGCTGGGAATTGCTTCTTGATGTCATCCAATGAAGCACCGTTCCGAGCCATTTCTACCATTGCATCTGCTGCATCTTGAGCACTTATTGGAAGAACTGCACCCATACGGTTAGCAACATCTGATAAACCGTCAATGTCTTTAGCAGTACCTCCAGCAATAACAGCAGCCTGGTTTAGTGAAGCTTGGAAGTCACCAAAGCTTTTTACCGACTTCATCCCCATTGCAGTTGTAGCTGCTCCGGCTACCGTCATAGCTTTACCAACGCCATTCATTCTTGAATCAACCATTTCCCCAAAAGATTGGGTTGCCTGACCAGCTTTTGCTAATGTTGAACTAAAGGATTGGTCAACTGCAGATAGAATTGCTCTAACACTATAACTATCAGCCATTGTTCATCCCCCTTTCTTTAAGTGGGACGATTTTTCCAGCCGCTTTTAGTTTCTTAAATTCTTCCAGTCGACGATTAAAAATTTGTGCTCGGTCAATCGCTTTAGTAGCACTAGCTCGTGGACTATAATCAGCTTCAAAACTAGAACGAATTTGATCAATCAGTTTTTGAGAATCAAAAAAGTCTTTAAATTCACTAAAGACAGGTTTAGGATGCTTTGCACTTCCTTTAGTTGCCTGAACGCTTTGAATCCACCAAGCAAGAGTCGCAAGATTTTCCTGCTCTCTAACCTGATGAATCTTATATGCTTCAAGTCGCAATTGATACTCTCTTAAAGTCATTCGTTCAATATCTTCAATATTAGAAAAGCCTAGAAGAGCTAGGCCATTTAGCAGTATTTCACGATACTGCTGTTCACTTGTCTGCGGCTCTTCTAGGGCTTCATGTTTTTTGCTGCTACCTTAACAGCATTTGAGTCATTAATTTCCTTTTGAACTTCTTCAAATACCTTTTCTAAGTTTTCACAATTATCAATGAAATCATCGATTGTATTCTGCGTTGGCCGTGGCTTTACTCCATAAGCGGCAGAGTAAATTACATCACTTAAAACTGCTGGATCGTAAGCTTGTAAAGCAGGCAAAGACTTAGTTAATCCAAAACCAAAAGATTGACCATTAACTGACATCCCCGCAACCTTATCAAGTTCACGTACAAAACGAACACCAAAGTTTAATTGAACTGTCTTATCGTTTAATTTAATTTCCATAATTATTCTTTCCCTTCATTCTTTTCTAGATTATTTACCCACTTGAACATCAGCAGATCCTTTTCCGGCATCATCATCGGCAAAGGCAGTACCACCACCTTGTTTGTCTTGCTCAGTAACTTGCCCAATACCTTGAAAGACATAAGATAATTCTTCTTCCGCCTCATCAGGTAATGTTAACCATCCCCGTTGTGGTTCACCTTTAATTGTGAAGGTTACATCGCGAGTTGAGTTATCATCCGGATCGTTTTCGTTTTCATCTTCGGAAACAATCCCACGCATGTACCAAGCAAAGTATTGGCCTTGTGCATTACGACGTTTTCGATAAACAATCCATACTTCAATATCCTTGTTCTTTAAGAGTGAAGTCATTAGATCATCCGACACCTTACTAATGTTATGCACAAACTCAATTTCTAAATCAGTTTCCAATGAAGAAGTAGTAGGAACCCCTCCCTGTTTAGTTTGTGTAGTATCTGTATCACGTTGTGGATCAAAGTCCAGTGATGTTTGATAAGGGATAAGTTGGCCACGTTCTTTTGCCGCATTTTCAAGCAAACGAACGTAAGCAACTGTATCAATACCTTGTAAATATTGAATATCGTTATTTGCCATTTATTTTCATCCTTTCTAAATTAAACTAAATTTCAAATTAACAATTGCATGATTTAATACTGTATCTGGGACACTAGTATCTTGAATAATTTGATAATCACTACCAGTCATTCGTCCACGATAGCGATAATCTAACGTTTTAAAAGACAAAGAGGCAATCATTAACAGAGAACTAGCCATCGTATCGACAACTAATCGCTGGTCTTGATTGCCCCAAACATTTACTGTGAGGTTTATTTCAGCACCAATGCTTGTTTTATTCGGAATTGGTACTAAATTCATATTTTCAAGCGTCACAAAAGGATAATTCACGTTTTCAGAAGCCATCGGTAAATGATCGTAAGTATCATATCCCTTATTCAATGATTCTAAAAATACGTAATCATACAATTCTTGTTGTGGAGATTTCATCATTGCATCAACCTTTTCAATTCGTTGATAAACATTTGTGACTGAACATCAAAAGCTGGTTTCAAAGTAGGCATGGCCGACATAAACCGAGTACCGTATTCCAGATAAGGGAAGTAATCAGTAGTTGGGCCAACTGAAACAGTCATTCCACCATCACTAAAGATAGGCTTAACTGATCGACGAGTCCGTCCAGTTGAATAACCATGAGTATAGGCAGCCTGCATATTAGATTGAGTACGACTAGACAATTGTGCGCCATGTTTCTTTACGATTTGGGGTACTTCAGTAAGGTCCATTTTTGCTTTTAATGCTGCAGTTAAATCATCTAGTCCTTCAAGAGTAATTTTAGCTTTTTCCAATGTCTTCACCTACCAATATAGATACGTTCTTTAATGGGATGGTCGTTGTTCTCATTCGATACTTTGTAGAACCATCATCGATTGTTAAATACGCCCACTTTTTTTCAATCGGTTCTACTATCCGAATAATTTTAACTCCTTGGGTAATACTTCCGAGGAGCCGAACCGTCCGATCAGCACCAACATCGGTAACATTTCCCATCGTGCTAGCAACCAGCTTAGATCCACCATCCGTTTGGGAGGTTAGCGGATTATAGTGTTTACCCTCTTCTGTATAGAAGTTAATCTCATGATTGAACCGCACGGCTGTCACCTCGGTATGGATTAACAAATCGCACCTTCCCTAGCGATTTAACATTCCTCCCATTCTGTTCACGCCAAGCGTTAATATCAGCTTCAAAATCATCAAAGTCAGACGAATTAAAGGTGATTGACTGGCCCTCTTGGGAATAAGAGGCCATCCCCTCATTAGAGATGCGGTTATACCGTCGCACACAAACTTCTAGGGAGATAAAACCTAATTCGCTAGGAAATTGATCATCTTGTGCTAAGCCCAGCTTAAATCTTAACGCCTGTTCAGTATTCTTAATGATTAGCTTAAGCAATTCATCTTGTTTATCAGTTTTTAGTTGGAGCATTGTCTTTAGGTTTCCAAGCGTTACAGATTGTTCCATCTTACTCACCTAACTTTGCTAATAAATCAGACTTATTGTCGGTAGAAGTATAGCTGATTCCATGCTCATCCATATACTTTTTGATTTCGTCCACCGTATTTGCGGACGTTGGCTTTACATCTTTATCGCCCGCTTCCGAATTATCGGGCGGTGTTATTTTGACGGGGTAGCACTAATAGTTGCAACGACAATCCCGTCGAGTCGTTCAGGGAATAATACACCAGATGTTAATGCTAAAGTTTCATACGAGGCATTCTCAGTAACTGGAGTATGAGCTACACCAATTAATCCTGTTTCATCAGTGGTTAAGTTAAATGCTTGAGTAAGGCTACCATTCATTGCTGCATAAGCATAATTTAAGTTCTGACTAGCAGTAGCAGCAACTGTCCCTTGATCGACAGCACCAGTTAAAATAATGGCGTTAAAACCAAGAAAATTTTGAAGATAGCTTAACCCGAAGGCAGATTGAGTAGTAACGGTTGTATCACCTAAATAATCGTAAAAATCTAATGGGTTAGCAAACAGTACTGATTGAACATCGTCATCTTCCCACTTGATAGCTAATTGGCCTAAAGCACTTGATACTGCCTTCTTAAAGGTTGCACCAGTTGTCTTAGTAGTTCCTGTCTTTACAAAGTCGAAGAAATCCTTCTTAATATCACCTTGAATAGACCGAAGTAACTTACTGTCAGTATCATTTACAGCTGGACCAAAACCAGCAGCTTGAATACTTTCGGCAGTAGTTTGCTTGCGGTACTTCTTGTAAGCTAATTCCTTGGTCTCAGATAATTTCCGAGTTGCCTTGCTTAATGGAATGACCTCACCTTCAGCGACATTTCCATCTGCCTTAGTTACTTCCGACTTATAAATCTTAATTTGTGAACCTACTGCCATTGGTTGCATCCGAGTTACACTTAATGCTTGAAGTAAGGTACTAATTGAACCAGTAAATTGTTCTGTAAAATCAATAGATTGTGCAATTAAATCCTTTGATGTAGTAATATTTTCTGTTGCCATAAATTATTCCTCCTAATGTTGATATAGGCTTAAATTATCCGCAATGGCTTGTTGCCGTTTGATTGGATCCTTAATCTTGTTGATTTCATCCTTAGTCATTGTTGGCTTGCCATTTGTTCTTGGTGTAGAACCTTTGAGTAAGTCTTTCTTCACTCCACTTTGGATTTGATTAGTGTATTTAATTAGCGCTTGAACATTTGCATAGGTTTGTTTTTCATCATCAACTACAACCATGTTCAACACATCATCACTAACAGTTAGACCAGCTTCCTTAAAGACTTCATCCGTTTGTTTGATATTGTCACGACGGGCAATTTGAGCGCGGAGAGATGCAATTTCTTTATCTTTCTCACTTTCTTTTGACATAGTTGCCTCTATATCTAATGAATCTTTATTTGTCTTGCCAGATTGAAGCTCTTTAATTTTCGCATTAGCCTTATCTAACTGGTCTTGGAGAGAATGCTTCTCGTTCTGTTCCTTACCAATTCGTTTCTGAAGTTTCTTAACTAATTTGTCACCATCTAATTTGTTATCTTCCTTTGGATCGGTACCTGCTTCCTTGGGTTGCTCTTCATTAGTGTTAACAGTTTCATTTTCAACTTCAGTGTTCTTGTTATCGTCCATGTCGGGACCTCCTTTACTCGCATTTAATGTCATGGGAGACGCCTCGGGTTTTGTTTAACGTCCACTACACACGGAACGGACTATAAATTTAATTAAGAAAAAAGAGAGCCTTCAATATTAAAGGTTCTCTTTAAAAATAGTTTAATTATGAAAATAAGCACCCAGAATTAATCTGAATGCTTAATAAATAATTTCTGATTGTAAACCATTGGAAAGCTCCGGCAACGGTTTGCCAGTCTTAATAGCTTCCCGTAAAATTTCAATACCCTTTTGAATATTATCTATATCTGGATTAACCGGATCAAAGTATGGAACAGTATTTTCGAGACTTCCTTTACCAAACTTAGCTTCGTAATCATCGTGAGCTTTATTGAGTTGTTTTAAGTAAGTATTAAGTTTGCTCACAATAATCACCCTTTCAGTAATAATCCTAGAATCAAATTCAAATATTCTTTATCTTCACTAATTTTAACATACTCATCCTTACCATCTTTACTAATCGACTTTAATTGTCCTTTTCCAGGTTCAAATAATGATTCCAAGCCAACCGATAGTACCTCAGTTCCCTGGGTATATTCCTTCCCGATGTATGGATTGATGAAATTATCCTTTTTAGTAATTTCCCGTGGGCCATACGGGATATAACCATTATATATGTCATAAAGACGACTGACTTGTTCTCCTTTGGTCCGATCTGTAAGAAATTCTCTTTCAATCCGCTCAACATCTTTGCTATGGGTTTCAACAAAATGGCCCAACTCATGCCATGCTGTTGTAACACGACCAGAAGAAAAAATTGTGTTGTACTTTCCTGCTTTATCATCCTGGATATATTTAGGAATATCAGCTTGAGTTTTCAGCGTCGATGGAACTTTAACCCCACCGCGAGCATCTACGTAATGTCGGGTGTAGAACCCTCGCTGATTTTTACCAGCATACATGAATTCGCCTTGATTCAAGTAATTAACCCAATCGCTAGGATAATGGTTGAATGCTTCGTTTAGTGCTTTCTTTACACTCGCATTTGATCGTGGCATCCACTGGGATTTATCTACAGCGCCGCCAACTGTTCGATAATTTCTAATTACATCAGCAATCTTATCTTTTTCTCCTAGCATTTTATCAACATGATATTTTTCGTTTACCTTTCTTCCAATAAACTCTATATCATCTTTCTTTAATTTACTAAGATCTGTTTTCATGATCTTAGTAAATTTATCATTATCACTAGTTGAATTACTTTTCTTTGAGCCTTTTCCTAGATTATCCTTCCCATCTACCCAGTAGGCAGAAATAGAGCAACGACAATTCGGATGAATAGGAATTTGAGGAACTTCATCAACTGGAAAGACCCCATAACCAAGATCATATTCATCATTATCAGCAATTCGTTGACAAACATGACAAGCTCCAGGTTCAGCATACCATTTTACATATTTATAATCAGCAGCCTTGATACTATCAATTTGTGCTTGATATTGAACACGTGCCGTTTCAGTTCTTACTAATCTTTCGGCAACATATGCATGATTATTAATTGTACTCCTAATCTGATTGCGCAACTGACGAGCCATTGCTTGATTGCTTTGACCAGTGATAAACCCATTAGAAAGAACTACATCTAGCTGAGCTTTTAATGCGTCTTGATTAAGCCATAGGCGTTGACTCCAGTTTGCTCCAGCAGTTTGAGCCATAACAATTTTGGCAATGTTAGTATCTTCAATCAAAGCATTATTAAATTTAAGATTACGTCCAAGAATACCGTTTTGCCGTTTAACCTCATTGATATAGCTGTCGGTTAACTTCAATCGAGTGACATTTTCGATATTCATATTGGCTTCTGTAAGGTGTAAACCAACTTGGCTTTTTAGATATTCCAAGCGGTTAATTCTCATCGTTGCATTGTATACCTTCATTCGACGATTTACATCATCACCAAACGAACTATAAGTAACCTTTTTGCCTTGCGCTCTCATTTGTGCAGCTTGCATAACTAATTTCTGTGCTTCAGCTTCATAGTCTGCGATATCAGTAATATCAACAGTAGAATAAGCACTACGAAGGCCGCCTACAGACTTAGCAAGAGATTGATACTGATGATCAATTTCTTTATTAATTTGTGAGATAGCCTGGTTATAGTATCTTTCAATTAAATGATTAAAAGCCTCATCACTAGCAATATTTTTCTTTTGCCACTTTCGCTCTTCATCTTCTCGTTTCTTCCAGTAATCCCTATTCGGCATCGCCATTTTCATCACCATCCGGCTTATCTTGGTCTAATGCGGCAGGGCCATATTTAAGAGCTTGTTGCATATCCTCTTGTTTCTCTTTGCTAATCCGTTTGATTTCCTCTTGAGGATCGTCAACAAATGGCAAAATAGACAATAGTGTTTCTTTTGATACCATCCCCTGTAACTTCTGAGCGATGTCTGCATCGTTTGAAATGTCATCTGGTAAATTCCTCTTGAAAGTAAATTTAAGCTCTCTCCAGTCCTCTGAATGTACCTCAGGCAATACTTGACCGACACTAAACACAATTCGGTATAAACGCCGCAAAGCTTGTCGAAATTTACGTTCTTTATTCGAAGCCATATTCCGCATTGGCAAGAGTTTATATTGCAGAGCAACACCAGAACTATTGCCGGCAAAGGCCTCATCGTTAAGGTTAGCCACCATGCTTATCTGATAAATCATTGAGACTAAACGATCAATAATGTGTTCTTGCATGTTATCTCCATCAGGCTTACTAATAAAGTCAACAGTTGCATTAGTAGCATCAGCATCCGGACTATAAATCATCTGGTTACCAATTAAATCCGCATCCGGTTTACCATCACCGTCCTGATCTAGGTCTACTCCTAGTATCTTTAAATAAGCATTATCAAAATACTCAACCTGATTAGCTTTTTGCGATAATACCCGGTCTAACTCATCAATCAGCGTTTTAACATTATCAAAAACACCTTGTCTTTCTTCGTTACCGTAAAACTCAACGGCCGGTACTAAACCATAAGGATTAGTTGTCTCATCTACAAACTTACTACCTTCAAAAGAAATAGTCTTGTCACTGTAATAAACCATTCCGACTTGAACACTATCTGTATTCTTCCAATAGCGAACAAAAGCCAGCGGTTGTCGTGATACTGTATCATCGTAAACCATGAAAGAATCCGCTGGGGATGAATAGGCAATCCGTGTTTGACTATCTTCATCTTGATAAACAAAAGCAAGTGACCGTCCGAAGATGTCCGCTTGCTTACTAATCTCACTTAATTTATCTTGTAATGAATTCTCATCGTTCCATTCTTGTAATAAGCTATTAGTTTCTTTATCATCCAGTGTCATCTTAGGAGGAATACCCGTAAAGAAACCATTGTACGTATCAACAATATAGTGCGGCAGGTTGGCCACCAACTTATTATCTGGCCCAAATTGTCGTGGTTGCTTGGTTAAGATATCATGATTACCTTTATACATTTCAAGGTTGTGTTCGTACCCTTTTGCTAAATTCATATTTTTGCTTATAAAGTTAAGCAGTTCAGGCATCGTCATTCTCTCATCTTTAGGATAAATGAATACATTACCTTCAATCTCTTGTCCTTTTATCTCTGTCATTCAATCACCACCTAAATATAAATATTTTTCATTACAGTTGCCTTTGGACTAGCCATTCCGTTATATTCAGAACTTCCATATCTCAAACTATCAATGCAGTGGTTGTAAGCATCAACAGGTTCATTGATATATTCACCAGTCTTCCGGTCTTTCTTGTATGTATAGTTTTCCAATTCTTCAATTGTTTTGACACAACGATCATCAACAATCCATTCAAACTGCTGCAAGAACTGAATACCCTGAATAATTGAGTCTGGCCCTTTCTTTGCGGGTCGAATACGATATATCCCATCACGCTTTAATTCAGCAATCGATTTTGGTTCTGCTGCATCAGCCGTGATAACTTCTTTGGTGTAACCCATTTCTTTAATTACATTGGCTATTTCATTATTGAGCATTCCTTTTTTGACGTATTCTTCAAGAACATAGAAACGTTTATTTTTTATATCAATCTTGGAATGAGTAAAAGCAGAAGGATCATTGCTGTAACCAAAGTCCAAGCCAAACAAATCAGGCAAATCACGGAGCTGTGGTTCTTCCGGATATAACCGACGCTTAGTAAAGGTTGGAAAGACCAGCTTATCCAATGTAGCAAACTCGCCTAGCGTATAGATTTTATAGTAGGCTGGGTTGGTTTGTTTTAAGTTCTCAATCGTTGCAATGTTATCAGCGTCCAAAAAGTGATTGTCCTTGTAAGTTGATTGATGAATTGATACTCGTTCCGGATTAACCTTTACTTTCGGATCAAACCATTGCTTGTATGTCCAGTTCAATTTACTAACTGGGTTAAACATGCAGAACAATTGTCGTTTCTTATGCTTTGGTTCACGAAGACGCAGAGTAAGCTGGGTAAAATCATCTTGGGTAAATTCTGACGCTTCTTCCATCACTACATCGGATAATCCTTTAATGGACTTGATCTTTTCTGGATCATCCATCCCCTTAAATAGAAAAACCGCACCATTCGGTAAATGAATAGTACGGTTTGATTTATTAACTCTACACAGAGGTAGGAGTTGCCAGTTAGATAGACAATCAATTACATCAGCAAAGATTGATTCTTGAATTGTTCGATCAACTTTCCGAAGCCATAGCACTTTACGAGGATGTTTCCAGTGTTGGAGTGATTTAAGTACAACTTTCTGCACTACTCCATGCGATTTACCGGAACTTGCTCCGCCGTACCAAACTTCGATGAAATGTGAATAATCAAAAAGGTTGTCATAAATCTGTTTATTGAAGACATTAGCAGGCTTAGGAAAATTTAGATTAAGAGTTGGCATTATAATCACTGACCATAGAAATAACTAAAAGTTCGACAATCAAAGTTGTAATGAACATTCCCATTCCAATTAATGAAGGTTTAACCAATAATATTGCAATAAACATAATAGGCACAACCAGCGTTGCACTAATCTTCATCATCATAATTTCCAACTCCAATCTCAATATCAAGGCTACCATTGATTTCTTTCTTATCAGTCCATGCTCCAAATCGTTTACCAATCAGCTCCAGTGCTTTCAACTTATCACTATTTTTAGTGGCAGTTTCAAACACTTCGCCTTTATTAGTAACTGTTTCTTCAGTAGTTTCACCACGCGCCATTGCAGCCAAACGCTCCATAACTTCTTTCATATCCATCGTCTTTTGAGACTGAATTTCAGCATTGCGACGTTCTAGCTCAGCTTGAACCTTTGGATTTCTAAGTAATTTAGAAGCTTCGGAAGCCGCTATCGTGTCTTTCTTAGCAGAATAACCTGCTTTTTTATAGGATTGAGTAGCATTACCCGAAATAATGTACTCATCGACAAACCGTTGTTGCTTCTGTGTTAATTTTTGAGTAATGTTACTCACCTCCTAAAAATAAAAAGCAGTTATTTCAACTGCCAAAAGACTATTTTCGTTTTGTAAAGAAATCGGGATTCTTCTCAATAAGTTCTAGGGTTCGTGGTTGTAGCAAAAAATACATTGGCGGATTAGATAAATTTTCCTCATTAGGATATACCGCATAATTTTCCATAGCTTGTACAATAACTTTTCTAACAACCAGCTCTCTTAGATCGGTGTCATTAACTCGGAACTTAGCCGCCCGTCCTTTACCTTCATATATTGCCTTAACAATCTGTAACTTTCTACCCGTTAAATTTAAAATGTATTTATCTAGTTTCCAACTCGTTATTCTTATTTTAATTTCAGAATTAACATAAGTGAATAAGTCAACAGCCAGAACTACACCAAAAAATACAGTTATTAATATAATAATCCATGAAAAATTATTATAAAGCCATTCCATATTGTATGGCTTTGCAATTGGCTTTAATAGCAAGACTATAAGGCCAGACAAAAATATAACGGCCTTATATTTAAGCTTCATATTTAAAGCCTCCATAAATGTTTTTACATATTCCATTTAAATCACCCAACTAAACATAATACAAAAGCCTAGCCACAATAGCTAGACTCTTGAGGGTGATTTAAATTAGTTTAATGTCATCCCGGACAAATAATTTTGGGAGATTATTGTATGAATATCGAATCATTCGACAATATCATTATCACATTTTTTACCAAAGATTACCTTATCTGATATCTATCTGCGATTTATCAATCTCCTTCGTCAGGATAAACGTGTAAATCATCGATTTCAGTATGAATCCCATGTTTAACTAATTGAAACTCAAACCGGTCCGCAAATTCACACAGCGCCTTCTCCTGCTTTCGACTATAAGTCGCCGAACTAATATTTAGTTCCCTAGCGATATTATAGGTTAACATCTGATCAGAATACCGGCTAAGTAAAATCCGTTGTGATTCCTTTGTCATATTTCGCATTGCACAGCCTACACAATCCACTACTTCTTCTGCTAACCAAATGTTTAGCATTCGACTTTCACTCCCGTTACCATGACTAGGTGCTTTAGGCATTCCGTCCATTCCTGGTGACTTCAAATCAAATCGTTGTTTCCCGGATAAAGCTAGATAGCGATCCAGCTTCTTTTCGAGAAACTCAGTAACCTTCCGTGCAGTTTTCAAACAATCTATATCTAAGTTCAAATCTGTTTGCATGATGTACCCCCGCTATCTGCTATAATAATTAAGGTTAATATTTTTGAGTAAGGACACATCAAGCGCGGTGGGTCCTTTTTATTATGGATTTTTCTTACCAAGAAGGAACCCAAACACGAAAACAGTAATTAATAATATTGAAAGTAACATTAATTTAACCTCCGTCGACACTTAGGACAGTAATTAAAGTATTCCCCACTAACTTCAATGGGCACTTCGCTTTTAACTGACCCCACTACACCAGTATTTTTAACTGATTTAGTCACCATGATTGCCTTAAACGGTGCATGGCAATATTCACAATTTTCTTGTATAGAATTTTCAACAAACGAGCGGCCTTTAAATACCACTGTTTGGGCATTAATTTTAATACTCATGATAGTTCCTCCGGTTTAGCTTCAACGGGAACAGTAAAGAATGGATTACCACTCAATTCCCTAATCGTTAAAGTTTGATTTAATGCATTATGCCCAACAACATAATATTTCTGATTGTTATAAGTTACTGGCACATTATTTTCTTCGTGTTTTAATGCTTCTTCAAGTGTCATCAATCTTCCTCCTCGTTCAGTAAATATCGACCACACATTGGGCAGTATTCGACATAAGCCTGCGCTTCGTATTCTTTATGGTCAGGTAAGACCAACGTATATTCAAGGCTGTTATCCTTCAGGGCTAGGATATCTCGACGCGTCCCATAAATAAGTCTATCTTGCATGCGCTTCATACCATGACAGTACGGACAATTCTTTTGTTTTTCAGTTAAACCCATAGCCAATCAATCCTTCCTTAGCGGACAATATTCCCACTTGTAGCCAGCATGATATTTTATTTTGTGTTTACAGCAGGCTGAAATGCCACTAACTTTAAACTTTCCACTTCTAGCTGCAGCTGACATAGATCCCCATTCTCTTACGAACTTCCCGTCTAACGTTAGCTGAATCACTCTTTTAGATGCTTTCTTTCCGTTTTTTCTAGCCGTTTCTTGGAACTCTGGTTTTCGCCTAATTTTAGTTAATTTATTAAGATGATTGCCATAATGAGTGTTGTACATCGTTGTACACCACTCTAGGTTTTCAACATTATTATTTTGTCGGTTTTCATCTTTATGGTTAACAACCGGAAAATTGTTAGGATTTGAAATAAACGCAGTTGCAACCAATCTATGAATTCGATATTTTTTCTGATTATAATGGCCATCGGATAGCGATACTTCTAAATATCCATTTCTACAAACGTAAGGCTTTAAAACTTTTTCTGGCTGTGTCCACCACGCATGACCATTCCATACTCGCCTAGCTAATGATTTAACACGGCCGAAATTAGACACCTGATATTTTCCTTCATATCCTTTAACATCTCGCCAAATCTCTTTTTGTAAATCCATATCCTACCAGCTCCTCATTTACAATTTTCAAAGCGTCTTCTGGGGATCTAGCAATCCCACAGATGATATTTTTGCTCATTAAAAATTTATTGAATCTAATCTGGTCTAATCTTGGCTTGCCTGTTTTGGTTTTTACTTCGATGAAAAACGCTTTGCCATTCGACCATTTAAATCCGCTCAAATCGCTGTATCCACTAGGTACACCAGCTGAGAAAAATCTTCCGTCCGGTGTTTTAACCGAACCAACGTTTACTCGAAACACTGTGCATTGATGTTTTGACAAGGCTACCCGAATATCGTTTTGAATCTTGTGCTCAGCTGTCACAGTTTCTCCTCTTGAATCTCTTTCATCGCTTTCAACATTGAACTTGTTCTTTCAAGCGCCGTCGTAAATCCAGCTATAATTCCCCTGCGATAACCCTCGTGGAATATTTCATACCTGCCGGGATTGCTTTTTAAGAAGCGCTCTAATTTATTGTTTTCCATTACTACCATCCTTTCTTATTTCATCGGACCGGTATATCCTAACCAGGTTCCTTCCTCTGTTTTATGCTTTCCGCACTTTTTACATTCATAAATATCAAAGCCGTCTGGACCGTAATCAACGTGATACGGATGGTCATAATCGTAGTCATGAATACACCAGAACTGTTCCCACTTAGTTCTGAATTTCAATACTAAATCTCCAAACATAATTTCCTCCACTCACGGGCATCCCACCCGCGCGGTGTTTTAAGTTCACTGACTCGTTGGGTTACACTAAAAAATAGTGTAACCATGTGTAACCTCTTACTCTCCCAAGGGATTAGCTCGAAAGTTACACATTTTCAATTTTTCAACTTTTCTGTTTAGTGTATATAGATAGGTATATAAAATATAAAAGTTATATATAGTAGTAATAGTGTAACTATCTTATGTATCCCTTGGGGCTGTAAGGCTCAACCGGGTTACACATTGGGTTACACTATTTCAATGTGTAACCTCGTTTAGTTTTTCCATCCATCTTCTTAACACCTTTTCGCCAGCCGAACCTATTCACCATGATGTTGGCAATCTGGTTTGATAGCTTGCGATTCTTTGCCAAATCGACACCAGGAACAACTTTCAGTCCGATGGTTTCACTAGATAAGAAGTCTCGATCAGCCCAGTCGTTTTCAAGGGCATCAGCGATTGAATCTTCTAAGTCATCGGTGTACATAAACGTTTGCCGGTGCTTATCCAGCATTTCTTGTTGTTCGCTGGTTAGATCGAAGCTGTAATCATCATTCTTGAAAAGATAAGCTGCTTCACCCCAGACCTGCTTGACATATTCGGGCGTTAAATCCCGAACCGGATTGGCTGCCTGTCGATCTTTATCAACTAGTAGTGGCAGGAATCGCCGTTCGCCAGTCTTGTCTTTTAAGTAGTACAGGTTGTTGGTCGTCCGGGCCAACACGAAGCCTTTAGAAAATCGTTCCGCCTGATGACCATATGGTTTTCGGTACTCAAATTCCTGTAAAGTGACAAACTTCTTTAATACTTCAAACGTTGAGTTGGCGGTTGCGGTCATTTCATCATCGTTCACAATTAATGATCTTCTCATTACCGCAAAATCATCTTTGTTTTCAAAACTGGAGAATTGGTCGGTATAGTAACCACATGGGGCAATCTTCTGTAAGATGGTTGTCTTCCCAGCGCCCTGACCGCCGACTAAGTCCAGTACAAAGTCAAACTTGCGCTTTGGATCATACACTTTGGCTACCGCCCCAATGAAGAATAACCGGGTAATTAGCCGTGTTACTTCTGAATGCTCAACGCCCAGATAATCACTGAAGAATGTATCTAATCGTTTTTGATGATCCCAACCCTCATATGCTGAGTTCATATATTCAAGCACCGGATTGTAACGGTGACGATTGGCAACGACCGTCAAGGCACTCCGGATCAACTGGTTAGTGAACAACACTTGACCATAATCCTTAGAAGTTTCGATGTAGGAAGCCAATTCATCAACATATGAATCCTTGAGCATCCCCTTTTGGATTAAGAGTTTGTCGCTACTTCGAGCAACATCGATTTCACCGGTAAACTCGTTAAATTTGAACATTCCAACCAATTGGGGATCGTGCTCTAAAATCACTTCAATATTAAACAGGCTTTTTGGCTTAATTGCCCCTTTAGCGGTCCGAATGAACGGGTCCTCTTCGTCAACCATCTTGCTGAGCTTGCTGGCATTATCTTTGTCAAACGGTACAACTTTATCTTCACTCACTTACTTCACCTCGCCTTCGGATTTCTTTCTTAATCATGCTGTTGACGGTAGTCACAACCTCGTTATCCGATAAGCTGTACTTAGTCCGCTGGTTAGCAATCCTAGCTAATTCCAGGACACATTCCGGGTCAACATTCCGAAATAGCAGTCCTCCGGCGAAGGCAGCCAAGGCATCGTTACGTCCACCGGTTGGTCCCAAGCCCTGTACGATTTGCTCAAATAAAGCAGACGTTTGGGTGTGACCTTTAGGGTGGAAAGCCTCGATCTTCTTATCGCTGATCGTTGGTTTCCCCTTTTCTTCGATTAACTGAATTAGTTTTTCAGCCGGTTGAATCATTGGCTTGTGATTCACCCATCGATATGGCTTATCATCAATAACACTTGGGGCCACTACTACATAGTTATTTGGGTGGGCCTTAATATCGACACCAGGCAAGAAGCCGATGTTCTGACTAATTCTTTCCTTAGGCTTAGTGAAGAAGAATTGATAACCGTTGTGCGCCGTCCGCTGGCACAACGTATTAAACCATTCAGGGTGATTAAGGTTCTTAATGCTCAGTGTGCCATCATCCCCATCTTCGTGTCGGTCAACATCAACAACGAAGAATCGATCGGTCTTCAAAGCGATGTTGGCATATGGATGACTGGTCCAAAACTCTTCAATTTTAGCTGGCGTTAGTGGCTCACGATCAGCAAACTTTACCAGCGGTTTTTTACCAACGGTAGGAATGACGCTGAATCCTTTCTTAGCGTATTGAATCGCATAATTAACTAAACTTTTCATAGCTAGAACGGCAGGTCATCGTCATCGACCTCTGTGGTGGTGTCTGTGGCGACATCACCTGGTTGTGGCTTTTCAATCTTCTTGCCAGCGCTAAACTCGTAGTTCCGGTAGGGATTGTCAGGGTCCTTCTTGTTAGGAGTTTCCTTGATTGTCATGTGTAGGGTCTTGCCTTCATATGGCTTGAAGGCAGCTACCAATTTTTCGTAAGCATCGGTTTCGTTGTCTGGGAAGTATTCCGGCTTCATTTCAAGTCCGACCATTTCACCGATCTTGGCAATCGTCCGGATATTCCGGGATACCACAAATTCTGGCATTGGCTTGCCCTTGCTGGTCTTGGTGGCTAAGCTGATCCGCAATTGTTCGTGCCGACTGGCAAACTTACCAGCGATTACCTGCATATCAAACCGCAGACAATCCCAGCCTGATTGGTAAACCGGGTGGTCAACCTTGCCTAGCATTACTTCATAGTCGCCCTCAGGGATAAGTTGGCTTTCATTCAGCTTGCCATCCTTAGCGTCCCAGTTGTTCGTAGCCTTCTTGTATGCATCTAAAAGTCCCATAATTTATTCCTCCTAATTAATCAAACATGCCTTCGCAAGATTCCAGTAGCTTCTTAATTCGACTATCCTTAATGTTCTCTGCCTTGTACTTAGTACGACGATCAGTGATAGTGCGAGTGTAGTTATCCTTCCCAAATTTCTGCGTATGGATAACCAGGTCGCAGTTACCATTTACAATGTTGTAGTACTTAGTTTTTAACGATGGCCGAGATTCAGTTGATCCGGTCTGTTCATCAGTGATCTGCAATTCACGACTGACATAAATTACGTTCATTGGTAAGGCCTTCAGATCCATCACGAATTGTTGAAGAACTGTGTTGAACATCGCGTAACCCTTGCCATACGGGATATCGCTCAATGCTTTAACCCCGTTATCAATACAGATAGCCTGCTCAATCATGACGCAGATATCATCAATTACATCGATGATGACGGTTTGAAAAGTGTTGTCAGTGGATTGGAGTGCAGTGATAATTTCATCGAGTTGGTCAATAACTGATTGCTTCAATCTGCCATCATCATCACGGACGTTTCGGATTTGGATGCTTGGTGCAGACCCCTGTTCGCTGTTCCCATCGGTGTTAAGGGATAGTGGGTGCGGAAAGAAGCTTGCAAAGTAGCTTTTCCCGGACATCGTGGCGCCCCAGATAAAGAAGTTATGTGGTTGAGGCGTCGGATGTTGTGGCTTGTCTTCAGGTAAAATCGACATTTAGTATTTCCTCCTATTCTTAAATTGGTACCAAGCCCAGCCGGGTGAATAGTTGTGGAGCTTGGCATAGGCTTGTAGTTCTTTTAACGTCGTCAGTTGGTCAGGTGTTTTATCAGCAACGTTGGCCATAACCTGGTCTTCCAAAATCTTATTAACCAGTTGTTTACGTCGCTTGATCGCTTGATTCTCTTTGATTTCTTGCAGATCAACATTAACGATCTTGTAGTCCTTTTTCTCCGGATCGAGGCGGTGACCGCAGAGTGGACAGTAACTGTCCTGCATTTCTTTTCGGTAGAACACACCGAAGCAGAACTTACATTGGCAAATTGCCGGGCCATTGTCTTGCTTCGATTGTTTGCGTTTGTCCCTGGTCTTAATAGCTTCGCTCCAGTCCCGATCGTTATTGGGAAGACCAAAGTTTAAGAAGTTATCAACGTGATCGATGATGATGGCTGTTTTCCCTTTACGGGGATTCAGACAGCGCATCGAGAATTGTAGATACAAGGCCAGCGAGCTAGTTGGCCGAGCCATGATTACACAGTCAACGTTTGGCAGGTCCACCCCCTCTGTAAAGAGGTTGACGTTTACCAGGATGGTTAACTTCTGGTCACGGAACTGCTGGACAAGTTTGTCACGTACTTTCTTATCGGTATCACCATCAATCTCTTCAGCGGTGATCCCTGCTTCATGAAATTTCTTGGTGACCTCTTTGGCGCTGGCAATTGAGTGGCAGTAAACCACCGCTTGTTTGCCTTTAGCTAATCGCTGATATTGATCTACAATGTGACCGTAGATCTGGTGACTGATGGCTTCGTTCATGCTGTCTGAACTGTAATCGCCATGAGCTTTACGCAACTTTGATCGATCAATATCTCCCAACCCGTAGTATTTGAATGGTGCCAAAAAGCCGTGTTGAGTTAACCACTTGACGGATTGGCCAACGATCAGATCATCAGCGATTAGATCAAGCTGCTTGTGTCCAGTCCGAATCGGCGTAGCAGTGAAGTACAGGACGTAAGCTCGCGGGAACGCTTGTAAGATCCGTTGATAGGACTTAGCGAGAGCGTGGTGAGCTTCATCAACTAAGATCAACCGCGGAGCTGGTAGTCGGGCAACCCGTCGAGTTAATGTTTGAACCATCCCCATCGTAGCTAGGGACATATCAACTTCTTGAGTCTTGAACGTCTCTTTCGCCTGGCTAAGGACTTCTTTTCGATGAATGATGAACATCACTCGATTACCTTTAGCTGTTGTTCGCCTAGCAATCTCAGCCATGATGACTGTTTTCCCCGTTCTTGGCGGTTGCTGGACAATGATCCGACGGTTGCCACGCTTCATGGATTGGTACACATTATCGACTGTTTTTTGCTGATAATTCCTCAGCTTAAACATCACTTGATCACCGTGTTCCGGTTAGGCTCTAGGTGAGCGCCAGGCACGTCTTTGCCATCCTTGAGTGCCTTGTAAACATCATTCTTTTTGACGTCATACATTCCTTGGTACTTGGCGTAGTTCCGGTACTCACCTGGGATCTTGTCTTCATCGTCAATCACAGTCCGTTGCTTGTAGTTCCGCGGCCGTAAGATGTAGTCATCAGTGTGGACTTCCTTCAGTCCCCGATCGTCGATGGCACTGGTCAGATAGGTCATTAGGTTGGCCCGCAGATTTTTACGGTAAGACAATTCGTCACTGATTGACCGCTTCTTCTTCATCAGCCATTCGACGTCAGCATCCAGGGATTCAATCCACCGGGCAATATTGTTGGCCTTGCTGTTCCAGGTGTCTTCGATGCTGTCTAAGGTGTCAGCCAGTACCGTAGGATCGAGGTCTTCCCGATCAGCCAGTTCTTGGTATTGCTGGCCCAGTTCAAATAGGTTCATTACTGTACCTCCTTGATTAATTCATTGAGATATTCAATTGTCTTCTTAAGATTGCGACGCAAAGTTTTCAAATACTTCACGTAACCGTCCGGGAAGTTATCACTGCGGAACCGCCACATGGCATTGCCGTAGCTTACCAAGTTACGTTCGACCATGACATGCATCATCTTAGTGTGTTCGTTCATGTTTCCACCCCATCGCTTCGCAGAAGTAGTTATCCAGCTTGTCGCTTGACTCGAAGTAGTGCCGTAATGTATCTACATTACTTACCGTGACTTGGTAATCTTCCAGCACCGTTTTTTTCAGATACTTCTTTAACTTGTAGAAGCCTTCAGCTTTATTCGTATTCATTGTGGTATAATTCTCCTAGATAGATATTTATTTCTGGGTACGACTGTTTGCGGCGGTCGTACCTTTTTTGTTGTCTGGATCTGCAACTGCAGCTATCAACTGCCAAGGAAGCACAAAGGCAAAAACTAAAAATAGTGGTTGTCCTGCAATTAAGCAGATAAACATTCCTGCCGTAAGTCCTGTACAAACTAAGGCTCTCATCATTTCCCCACCTCCCTTCTCGGGTCGACTAAGAACAGAAAGAAGCTAGCAACTTGGGCAGTGATTGCCGAACTTCCTAAATTGTTATTACGATAAATTGCAATCGCATTGCTAACAAATTCTTCTTGTTCTTCGATTGAATAGTCCTTGAAGTTAACTAACTTCTTTGATAAATCAACAAACTTGTTTAATTTCTTTGTACTCACAAATCATTAACTCCCTTCAATGCTTCTTCCGATACTTCTCTTTCAGCAGCAATGGTTTGTTTCGCTCATACAATAAGCTGTACACCAATGCATATAACAAACACATTGCAATAATTAATATTGGTAATCCAATTACCAACGCCATTTAACTGCTCCCCCTTTCTGCTATACTTTGATTAATTCAAAATAAAGGTGGTGAAAATTGTGAAATTGAAGCAAGACTGTGTTAGGTATGTTCTTTTATCATTAGAAAAACAGCAATTGCAAATGCTTTACCAAGGTTTTACAGATTCTCAAATTGCAAATGTTATTGCTAATGAGACCTTTGATAAAAATGATATTGTTTATACCCTTTATCAGCTCTACTCAGGCGGTTTCATTAGTGCCAAACCATTTATTAATAAAATGGTTCGCCAATTAACTGTCTATGACATCACTTGGTCTGGGCATGAACTACTTGATTCCATTCGAGATGATGAGGTTTGGAAACAAACAAAGAAAGCTACTAACACTCTAAAGTCAGTTTCCATTGGTGTCCTTAAATCTGTGGCTACTACGGTTCTTACTGGCATCATCAAAAAGAACACTGGGTTGCCACTTTAATTGCTCCATAATTTGAAAGTCTTTACCTTGATAACGAGTAAACAATTTCTTGTTTTTTGAAAATCCGCTGGCTTCTTTTATTAGGTCAGCGTTTTTCTTTTGCAAAATAAAATCAGACGTTTGTTCAAATTGAGAAACTATAATTCGTCTTCCAAAAATTCCTTTTACAAATATCGGTTGTGCCATCTGTTCACCTCCTAACGTGGCAATGACTGGTTCCAATCAATATCAGCTTGATGAGACATAATCCAAGGCAATGCCTTGGTCACATTTACCTTAGTTCGATGACCTTGACCTGCATTCAAATTGATAACCCAGTTCTTAAAGACTGGAAGTGTAAGGAGAAACATTCGTACCCACTCCTTATCCTTTTTAATTGGAAGTTGATCAGTAAATTGTTGAATTCCAGTCCAATCATCAACTTGAGAAGTTTGTTTGGGTACTAAGTTGTAACATTCCTTAATACGTCTAAGAACCTCATTAGTAATTACTTGGTAATCTTGTTCATCTAGCGATGCTTGCATTTTGTGTCACCTTCTTTTATACAGATAACTTTATAAATATTTTTCGCTAAAAGCGTTATTAGGTCCAAAAAAAATATAATCCAATGGTACTCCATACAATTTAGAGATACGTAACATATCTTTGTATGAAAGTACACTAGAATCATTTTCCCATTTTCTTAAAGTAGGCTCTGAAATACCAAGCTTATTGGCAGCTTGACTTTGAGACATACCAGCTCGTACACGTAAATCGAGAATAGAATGTTTGATGTTTAGTGGCACTAATTCATTAGGCATAATTACACCTCCTTTCAACAACTAATACTTTATCACGCTTTTAGCGAAAAAGCAAAACTTTTTTCTTAAAAAGCGAAATATTTTTCTCAAAAAGCGTAATAAATGATATACTATAGTCATTGAGAGGTGAAACTCCTATGGAAGGAATAAATGAAATATTTGCTAAAAACCTAAATAATTTAATGAAAAAACATGGAGAAAATCTATCAGAATTATCCGACCGAATTAATGTGGCCTATTCTACTGTTTCGGACTGGCAACACGGTAAAAAAATGCCTCGTTCAGGTTCACTTCAGAAATTAGCTGATCATTATAAAGTAAACATATCTTACTTAACTAGTATCCACGAAGAATCAGAATTAAATTCAACGGCGCAAACTATCGCCGCTCATATCGATGACGATACTCCAGAAGAAGAACGTCAACAAATCATTAACTTCATTGAGAATCTAAAAAAAGCTCGGAAGTGATATGTATGTATGCTTATGAAGAATTAGCTAGTGAATATCCGCATCTTACTATCAATTACCCCCAAAATATGCCAGATAATTTAGCTGGGTTAAATATTGATACGGATGTTTATTTAAATCGGGCAAATTCTGATATAAAAATGTACGAAATTCTTCAAGAAGAAATTGCTCACTACGATACGACAGCCGGAGATATTGTTACTAAAGATACTCCAGATGGTCGAAAACAGGAACTAAAAGCACGATCATTAGCAATGACAAGAGCTGTAAGCTTAGATAAACTAATTCACTGTTATCAACACGATATATGGGACACAGATGATATTGCTGATTACTGTAATGTAGATGTGGAATATTTAATGAAGGCTATAGACAATTACCGTATAAAGCGTGGATTGGTCTTTGAATATAAGGGTTATCGATTTGATCTTCGCAAAAATGTAAAAATTGAAAAACTATAAAAATATTGTCCAAACACTGAAGACATTAAAAGCTGATTTATATTAGGGAGGTTAATCTTTTGAAGTTAAAGATTAATATGTGGACAGGTATTTTCGATATTATTAACTGTGTCCTTTTCTGTGTTTCTTGGTTTGTTATTTTTGGTACTGCAGTTTCTGATGCAACTACCGGTTCAAATGCTACTAGCGGAGCTGCTACCTTCTTCTATGTTATGGCATGGATTGGTGTAGTCTTGAATATTATTGCATTAATTAAATCTAAAAAGGCAGGCATTTCCTTGGTAGGACCTATTTTGGGTATTATCGGTAGCGCATTATTTGGTCTCACTGCAGCAATGGCATTTCCCGCTTTGGTTGTCTTGATCATAGCTACTGTATTCACTATGCTTCAACATCCTGCTAAAAAAGCAAGCGTAGAAAATAAGCAATAATTCATACATTTAATACCGGCTTTTGTGCCGGATACATACCGTCCAAATCCTGAAGACATTAAAAGCTGATTTATATTAGGGAGAGTTTTTTATGAATAGAGCATTCACTATTGGAGCTACTATATTAATTTCATTATCATTAGCTGCTTGTGGGAGTAAAAATAATAGTAATTCTAACAATCGTACAACTAGTACAAAAGTATCACCGAAATATCATAAATTAGGGGATACTGTTAAAGTTGGAAAAGTTACATATACACTTAAATCTGTAGAAGTGACAAACGAACGTAATGAATTTGAAGATAATCAACCAAAGTACGTTATTAAGGTTATCTACCATGTAAAGAATAATTCAGATAAAGAATTACCAATTGGTGCTGATCTTAATGCTTATGGACCAAATAATAATAAACTAAAGTCTTATCCAGTTAATGATACAACCTTAGATTCTATTGCTGCAGGCAAAGAAGCTGATGTCACCACTGGATTTGGTAGTGACAAACTTGGAGCATTTGAATTACAATTCTCTCCTCTTGTTTCCACTGAAAAACCTGTTAAATTCCGTGTTAAGGTAAAAGAAAATAATTCAACTAATTCATCTAGTACACAAGATAATACTGTAAGCAATCAACAAACGACTGATACTTCTCAGTCAATAAATTATTCAAATAAAACACAACCAGAAATTAATGAGTCTAAGTCTGCTACTGTTTCATCTAATACGCAAAGTTCTACTTCAATTCCTAGCGACTATTATAACGAAGATGCATATAAGGATACTTACAAAGCAAATTTAACACCCGAGCAACGATATGCATGGGACAGTGAACAAGCCGAAAGAGGTGCTCAACAAGATCGTGAATTAGGACTGGAACCTTGATTTTCGTCCAACTAAATTGATGACGTAAAAAGCTATTTAAACTAAAAAAAGCCCACCGACAGCTGCAACTGTCAGTGGACCAAGGGTTGATATTAATTGCGTCCAAACAAATTCTATCAACCCTTTCATTATACACAATTTAATAATGGAGGGACAAGTATGGCTCAAATATATAAAAGAAGCGGGAAATGGTCTGTAAGAATTCAGTGGAAAGATACTGAAGGAAAACGTTTTTCAAAGTCCAAAGCTGGTTTTGCAACAAAAGCACTAGCTAAAAAGTGGGCAGCTGAAATGGAAACTAATCTTAATCGCGGAATACACATTGAGAAAAAAATTGCTTTTAGTGATTATTACGAAGAATGGGTTAATACTTATAAGCAACCTAAAATATCAAGTGTAACTCTGAATCGTTATATTATAATCGGTAATCTAATTAATGATTATTTCAAAGAAGCTTCTATTAAAGAAATTAACCGTTCTAAATATCAAGAATTTATTAATAAGTATGGAGCAACTCATGCTATAGCAAGTGTAAAGAAGCTTAATTCAATAATACGGTCTTGTGTACAATCTGCTATCCTTGATGATTATCTGCTTAAAGATTTTACCAAAGGTGTTACTTTAGCTGCCAATACTAGTAAAACAATGAAGGTAGAATACCCTAATGTAACTGAAATAAGGAAATTATTAACTACTACAATCAATGGAATTACTAATAGAAAATATACAAGCCGTTATATGATAGTCACTGCAATATATACTGGAATGAGAAAAGAAGAAATTCAAGCTCTTACCTGGAATGATATTGATTTTATTCATCATACCATTAATATTGATAAAGCATGGAGAGAGGTAAAAGGAAGAGACGAAACAGACGAACATTTTAATACACATCGCTTTAAACCCACCAAGAATGAATCATCTACACGTAAAATAAAAGTTAATGAAAAACTACTATTACTACTTAAACAATTACGCAATAATTCATCAAGTAACCTTGTTTTTATGGACCAATTTAATACTATCCCTACTAGTACAGCATTAAATAAAACGCTTCGACAAATTATGAGTGATGCAAAATTATCAAAGAAGAATTTTCATTTCCATAGTTTACGTCATAGTCACGTTGCTTTACTGTTAAGCAACGGAATAGATATTTATGCAATTAGCAAAAGACTTGGACATAATGATATCACAACCACAATGAACACATACGCCTACTTGATTGATGAATATAAAAGTAAAACTGATGACAAAATCGTCCAGGTACTTAGTCAATTTTAATGTGTGATTTTTGTGTGTTTTCATCACAAATTTGCACCATTTTATACCATTTCTTTAAAAACAAAATTTAAACTAAAAAATAGGAGAAAGCCTGCTATAACAAGCTTTCTCCTATTTCATTAGCTTAGCTGACAATTTTGTACCAAAGTACTAATATGCCTCCGGTGGGGGTCGAACCCACACTCCCTCAACGGGAACTGGATTTTGAGTCCAGCGCGTCTGCCAATTCCGCCACAGAGGCATCAGCTAACTAAAAGGTGGTAATCGGATTTGAACCGATGATAAAGGTTTTGCAGACCTCTGCCTTACCACTTGGCTATACCACCAAATAGTTAAGATTAAGTAATACGCTTAATCAAAAGGGCGGTATGTGGGATTCGAACCCACGCGTGCCGGACCCACAAACCGGTGTGTTAACCAAACTTCACCAATACCGCCAAAATATTCAGTTAAGCAGGGATAGTAGGAATCGAACCCACAATGACGGTTTTGGAGACCGTAGTTATACCGTTTAACTATATCCCTATAAAATGGGGGAGAGTGGATTCGAACCACCGAACCCGAAGGAACGGTTTTACAGACCGTCGCGTTTAGCCAGACTTCGCTACTCCCCCATAAATGGCGCGGGACGGAATCGAACCGCCGACACACGGAGCTTCAATCCGTTGCTCTACCAACTGAGCTACCGAGCCATTGTGTCATGGGTATATACAACTATTAAGTTGTAATGGAGGATACAGGGCTCGAACCTGTGACCCCCTGCTTGTAAGGCAGATGCTCTCCCAACTGAGCTAATCCTCCAAAAGTGACCCGTGCGGGATTTGAACCCACGATACCAGCGTGAAAGGCTGGTGTCTTAACCACTTGACTAACGGGTCATAATAACGGAGAGTAAGGGATTCGAACCCTTGATACAGGCTTTAACCCGTATACATCATTTCCAATGATGCTCCTTCGGCCAGCTCGGACAACTCTCCAATATCCAAGCCCTGGCACAATTAAGACCAGGTGCCAAAGCTTGATCTTGCGTGGCAACGTCCTATCCTCGCAGGGAGCGATCCCCCAACTACTTTCGGCGTGTTGA